TCAGCGCGCGCCCAGCGCCGTCGCCCGCGCCAGCATCCGTGCGATCTGCGTCTCTGACCGCAACAGCCCCTCGGCGCCGCCGTCCACCGTGACGTTCACCGTCACCCCGCCCCCAGAGCCAGAGTGACCGCCCATCGGCTCGACCGTCCCCGCGCCCGCCGGGCGAAACACCTCCGGCCCGCGCTCGCCGACCAGATAGGCGCCCCCGCCCAGCACCGGCCCGCCGTCCGCCCGCGCGCCGCCGAAGCCGCCCATCGCCGCCGCTATGGCGCCCGACAGTCCCCCGCCGCCGCGCACGCCCGCCGCCGCATTGACGGCGTTCAGCACCGCCCGCGCCAGCTCAGCCAGCGTCACCTGCCCGTCCGCCGCCGCCCGCGCCAGCGAGCGCGTCAGACTGGCCCCCGCCCGCCCGAACGCATCCTCGATCGAGGCCGCCGCCCGCTCGGCCGGCTCCCTCAGCGCCTCGAGCGCCGCCGCCGCCTCCGCCGCCTTCACCGGCACGGCGTCGACGCCGTCCGGCCTGAAACTATCGCTCATCCGGCCACATCTCCTGCATCCGCTCCAGTTCGCTGCGCCCCAGGGGCGCCGCCCGCGCCGGCCCCGCCGTCAGCATCCGCCACTCCTTGAGCGACAGAAGCCAGAAGCCCTCCGGCCCCACGCCCATCCGCGCCGCCGCCTGCATCATCTCGCTCCAAGGAGTCATCAGGCCGCCGCCGCAAACGCCTTCGCCACCGCCCCCGCCGCCTCGCGCGGATCAACCGGCGCGCTCGCCAGTCCGTCCGCCAGCGCAACCTCCCCCCCGCCGCGCAACAGCGCCGCCAGGACCACCATCAGATCGCGCGCCGACAGCGAGCGCATCCGCTCCGCCAGCGCCGCCATCCCGGCCACGCCCAGCTCCGTCTCGATCTCCGCCAAGGCGCCCAGCGTCAGGCACAGCGTCCGCTCCGCCCCCGCCAGCCTCGCGACCACCTCGCCCCGCACGCCGTTCGCCATCACAGCGCCTCGAAACGGATCTCGCCCGCGCTGGCCAGGCTCAGCGCAAAGCTGGCCTCGCCCTCATGCTCGCCCGCATATTCCAGCGCGGCGACCAGGAACGGCCCCTCCAGCACGCCGAAGTCCGGCACGATCAGCCGCCACGTCTTCGCCGCCTGCTCAAAGAACGCCTCGCGGATCAGGGCGTCCGACGCCGCGTCGCGAAAGATTCCCTGCCCCGACACCGCCGCCGACTTCACGCCCGCGCCCGCCAGCAGCTCGCGCCACCGCCCGGCGCTGTCGCTGTCGGTCGCGTCCACCGTCTTGGCGTTCAGCGAGATCGTCCTCGCCCTCAGCCCCGCCACAGTGATGAAGGCGCCAGCGGCGCCTTCGATCTTCAGCAGGATGTCCTTGCCCCGTTGCGCCGTCATCTTTCCTCGCTTCGTTTTCCAGAACACGCACGCCCCTCTCCCTCCCCTTCATGGGGAGGGTGGCGCGCAGCGCCGGGTGGGGAGGGCTTGGTGACCCTGGCCTCGACGCGCTTGAATAGCCTCGCCGCCCCACCCGTATTCGCCCTACAGGCTCCGCCACCCTCCCCATGAAGGGGAGGGAGAGGCGCCGCGCTAAACCTCTTCCGTCACGGCCCGCAGCCGCATCACCGCCCATGCCCGCTTCAGATCCAGGCTGCGGAACAGGTCCGTGAACGTCACCGCCACGCTGACCGCCGTCACCCCTTCCGCCTCCAGCGGCGCATCGGCCAGCCGCGCCCGCACCGCCGCGGCCACGGCCCGCGCCTCCTCCAGCCCCCTGAACCGACTGGCGCAGGTCAGGGTCAGCCGCTGCTCCACCCCGCCGCCGTCGGCGTTCAGCGGCCGGCTCTCGCACCGCCCGATCACCAGATGCGGAAACTCCGCCCCCTGCGGCGGCTCGTCCCAGATCCGCGCCGGATCGCCCAGCAGCGCCTTCAACGCCCCGTCGCCGCCCAGGTGCGCGATCAGCGCCTTCACCAGCGCCCCTTCATGATCCTTCATCGCGCCCGCTCCAGATTCAGCCGCACCCGACCCGCCGCCTTCGGATCCGCCTCGACGCCCACGACGCCCCAGTCCGCCCCGCCGAAGCGGACCACCAGCCCCTCCTCCAGCCTCGGATCGGCCCGCACCGTGGCGCTCAGCGTCTCCACGGCGCGCGTCACGCCCGCGTCCGTCCGCTCGCGTCGCCGCCGCGCCCCCAGGCTCAGCCACAGCGACCCGACCGGCTCATAGCTGACGACGCGCCCGCCATAGGGCGTCTGCGCCTCCACCGGCCGCACCAGCGACGCCACCACCTTCATCGCGCCCGCGCTCACAGCCGCACCACGCGATAGGGCGCGATCCACCCCTCGACCGGCGCCGCGCTCATCTCGCCGTCGCCGCGCTCATAGGCGCGCATCACCAGCATCATCACCGCCAGCCGCAGCGGCGCCGGCGAGGTCGAGGTCAGGCTCAACCCGACCTCCCCCTCCACCCGCGCCCTGGCCGCGTCGATCAGCGTCTGGATCAGCCCGTCCTCCGCCTCATGCTCGACGCGCAGGAACAGCTTCGCCTCCGTGAGGCTCACGGGTGCGGTCATTTTGGACCTCGCTTTGCTCGGTAGTGGCGAGGGGCGAGTGACGAGGGGCGAGAAACGCCCCCCTCAACCCGCCTCGCTCGCCTATTTCACGCCCCGGCCCGTGACGAGCGGCTCTCGCCACTCGCCACACGCCACTCGTCACTCGCTTCCTCAGGAAGCGGCGAACTTCATCAGCTTGATCGCGTCGAAGTTCTGCACCCCGCCGCCCACGCGCTTGGTCGTGTAGAACAGCACATAGGGCTTGGCTGAATAGGGATCGCGCAGCACTCGCACCCCCGCGCGGTCGACGATCAGATAGCCGCGCGCAAAGTCGCCGAACGCGATCGACAGACTGTTGGCGCCGATATCCGGCATGGTCTCGATCTCGGTGACCGGATAGCCCAACAGCGACGCCGTCTCGCCCGGCCGCGTCGCCGAGGACCAGATGTAGTTGCCGTCCGCGTCCTTGAACTTGCGCACCGCCGAGACCGTGCGCCGGTTCATCACGAAACGCCCGTTCGGCCGATACTGAGCCTTGGGCGCATAGATCAGGTCGATCAGCTTGTCCGCCGGATTGGTCGAGGCGAAGGCGCCCGCCGCACCCGAGGCCACCGTGCCGATCTGCCCCCAGGTCTGCGTTCCTTCGGCCGCATTGGCGTAGGCCAGAAAGCCCTTGGGCTTGTTGACCCCGTCGCCGCTGACGAAGGCCGCCGTCTCCTGCGCCGCGAAGGCGTCCTCGACCTCGGCCGCCAGCCATTCGTCCAGGTCGATCAGGGCGTCGTCCAGCAGGGACTGCGTCGCCGCCGGACAGGCGTAGAGATCGGCCGAAGAAAACTCCAGCAGCGCCAGCGTCGCCGGGTCCGTCTCCGGCCGCGCCGCCGTCTCGGCCACCCAGCCGGCCTGCACGCCCGCCATCGACACCGGCTTCCTGAACACGCCTGAGCCGACGGTGCGCACCGTGGCGATCTCGCGCATCGGGCTGCCCGCCATCAGGCGTCGCTCGATGGCCCGCTCCGTCTCCGGCGGCACGACATAGCCCGCCGAGTTCGACGCCGACGACAGCCCCGCCTTCAGCTCCAGGCCATGCGACGCGCCCGATTTCATATAGCCGTCCCACGCGCTCTTCTCCTCCCCATGGAATGGAGAGGGGGACCGCGAAGCGGTGGAGGGGCCGCCGGCCTCAAGCACAGGCCTGCGGCTCTCGCTCAGCGCGCGATCCATGCGCGCCTGCGCCTGCGCCACGGCCTGATCGATGCGCGCCACCTTCTCCTCCAGCAGCGCATCGGCCGAAGTCTTCTTCTCGATCTCGTCCAGACGGGCGTCGTTCGCCCCTTTGAACGCCTCGAACGCGGCCATCATTTCATGCATGGCGGCGCGCGCCTCGGGGTTGCCCGAGACGGTCTTGGTCTCTTTCATGGTGTCTCCGATGTTAGAACCGCACGATGCGGTTACGCTGGAGACGCGGTTGCGACGCCGCGTCTCGATCTTGCTTCAGCAGGTCGCGCCACAGCCCTCGTTGCGCCTTCGCGCAGGCGTGTTAGCGTCCTGGCCCATGCAGGAAGGATTGATGCTCAAACTCGTCATAATTGCCCTGTCCGCCGCCTTTCTCCCGTCGTGCGCGACGCCGGAAACAGCCGCCATGCCTCCCCAACAGAACCGCCTCTCCGCCGACGCTTCCCTGCAGGCCCGTCTGTTCGAGACCCTGGGGGCGTGCGAGCGCTTCAATCGCGCCCCTTCGGGCGAACAGGGCTTCGCCGCCCATCTGCGCCGCCACGCCCCGACCGCCGACGAGACAGAACGCCGCGCGCTCCGGGCCGCCTATGCCCGCGGCGCCAGCCCCGCCGTCGCCTCGCGCCAGACCCCTGAATCCTGCGCCATCGCCCTGCGCGGCCACGCCCAGGAGGCCCCCGGCCTGCACGGCCGTCGCGACGACCGCGCGCTGGCCTCACCCGACTGACGCCGGATCAGCCCGCCGCCCCCCGCGCCTGAAACCGCGCGCCCGGCAGCATCGGAAACGTCACCAGCGACACCTCCCACAGCTCCGCCCGGCTCAGCACCCTGAGCCGCCCGTCGCGTCGCGCCTTCGTCGCCCGAAAGCCGATCGACAGCCCGTCCAGCGCCCCGGCGCGCGTCAGGGCGGCGGCGTAGCGGGCCTCGGCGGACCAGTCCTCGATCCGCCCTTCGACCCACAGGCCCCGCTCGTCCTCGACCATCCGGTCCCAGACGCCGACCACGGCGCGGCTCTCATGCTGGTGCAGCATCCGCACCCCGCCCGCGCCGGTCTTGGCCAGGCTGTCGGCGAAGACGCCGCGCGCCGTCACGTCCCCATTCAGGTCCGCCACGCCCCACAGGGAGGCGTAGCCGGCGATCGCCAGCCCCGCCCTTGTCCGGCTTGTTACCGCCATCATTTCTCCTCCAGCCGCCGCTCGATCCGCTCGACCGCGGCGCGTGTCGCCTCGCCCTGCGCCTCCAGCCGCGCCAGCCGCTCGGCGACCAGCCTCTGCTCGTCCACGCGCTGCTCCAGGGTGGCGATCCGCGCCGCCGCCCCGCCGGCCCACACCAGTCCGCCGACGGTCTGCACCAGCAAGGCCGCGATCAGGGCGACGGGCATCTTCTTCATCGCTTCCATCACTCCCCCACCCCCGCCATCCGGCGCCGCTCGTCCTCGGTCAGGAAGCTGGCGGCATTCAGCCGCGCCCACAGCGCGTCACGCTCGACCTGCAGGGCCGGAACCGCATCCAAATCCGGCTCAATCCGGCAGTCCGTGAACCGCCCGCCCAGCCAGCCCGTCATCGCCCCCGCCGCCTTCCGCACCAGCGGGATCACCGTCCCGCGCCAGAAGGCGGCGTTGGCCTCGCGATAGTTGGCGTAGGTCGCATCCCCCGGGATCCCCAGCAGCTGCGGCGGCACCCCGAACGCCAGGGCGATCTCCCGCGCCGCCGCGTGCTTGCCGGCGATGAAGTCCATGTCGTGCGGCGTCAGGCTCATCGGCTTCCAGTCCAGCCCGCCTTCGAGCAGCAGCGGCCGCCCGGCGTTGCGCGCCCCGGCATGGGCCTCGCCCAGCTCCGCCTTCAGCGCCTCGAACTGATCCGCCGTCAGCCGCTCGCCGTCCCTGGCGCCATAAACCAGCGCCCCCGACGGCCGCGCCGCATTGTCCAACAGCGCCTTGTTCCAGGCGCCCGAAGCGTTGTGCACGTCGATGGCGAAGGCCGCCGCCTCCAGCGGTGAAAACCCGTAATGATCGTCCGTCGGATGAAACAGCTTCAGATGCATGACCGGCGACCAGCCGTCGCCATGCCGCCCGATCCGCACCGAACGCCCGCCGACCGCATACTCATAGGCTTCCGGCCAGCCCGCCCGCCCCGGAACCACCTTCACCCGGTCGGGCCGCAGCGCCCATAACTCGTCCGGCGCCCCGTCCCCGTCCGCGTCGCCGGTCGCCTCGACATAGGCGTTGCCCGCCGTCTGGAGGGCGCCGTACAGCGCCTCCATCAACTCCCCGCCCGACTGCTCGGGATTGGGCTTGTCGATCAGCCGCGCCAACGGATGATCCGCGCTGCGCACGCCCCCGACCATCACCATCAGCGGCGTCGACGCCGCCGCCTCCGCGATCATCCGCACGCAGCGATAGGCCACGGCGTTCTTGCCGAACCCCTCGTCCGCCAGATGGGCGTAATCGCGCGGCGTCCACCGCGCCCGGCCCGCCCCCGTCAGCGCGATCAGCGGCCCGGTGCGGCTGTCCTTGATTTCGGGCGCAGCAACGCGCCGCCGACCGAACGGTCGTCGCCAATCCATTGAAATCTCCATCACCGAAATCTCCCTCCCCGTCCCGGGGAGGGTGGTTGAGCCCGTCAGGGCGAAGCCGGGTGGGGGCGACAGGGCTATTCAAGCGCCCCGTCTGAAGTCAGCCAGTCTGAAATCGCCTGGCCCTCCCCACCCGGTCGCTTCGCGACCACCCTCCCCGGGACGGGGAGGGAGAGGCGCCGCGCCTATCCTCACAACGCCCGCAGCCTCGGCTGCGTCTTCCCGGCCAGCAGCAGGTGCGTCAGCCCCCACACCAGGGCGTCCGCCCGGTCCGGGCTCTTGCCCCCCGACGCCTCCCCGCCCAGCGCCATCATCTCTTCCTCCAGCGCCGGGAACGCCCCGCAGTGGACCACGCGCCCCTGTTCGTAGAGCGCCGCCACGGGCTCGGCTCGCGCCTTCTTGGACCGGCTGGCGTGAACCAGTTTCACCTGCGCCGGACCGTCCGCCTGGCCCAGCAGGGCGCGCACCATCTCCCCGCCCTGATTGGCCTCGGCCAGCACCAGGTCGGCGTCGAACTCTCGCGCCGTCTCCGCCACGCGCCGCGCCCACCCGGCGGGCGACAGGCCGCGCGCCGAACGGTCGGCCAGCACATAGCCCGTCCTGTCCCAGCGTCCCGCCACCACGATCCCGCAGGCGTCGCCGTGGGCGCTGGCGGGCGGATCGACCGCCACCACCACCCGCTCAAACTTCGCCGGACGGCTCCCCCGCGCCCGCGCCAGATCCTCCGCCCGGAACAGGGCGCCATCGGCCTCGACCACCAGCCCTTCCAACTCCTGCGCCTCCAGCCGCGTCCCGGCGTAGAGGCTCTGCAGATGGCCCAGGAACCCCGGCGCCAGATTGGCTTCGTTGTCCTTCGTCGCCAGCCGGGCCGTCGCCACGCCCGGCTCGGCCAACAGCCGCCTCAGCGCCGGGATCGGCCGGGGCGTCGTCGTGATCGCCAGCTTAGGGTCCGTCCCCAGCCGCAGGCCGAACCTCAGGTTCGACAGCGTCGCTTCGATGTTCCTCCAGGCGCAGAACTCGTCCGCCCAGGCGGCGTGAAACTGCGGCCCGCGCAGGCTGTCCGGATCTTCGGCCGAAAACGCATAGGCCGCCGCGCCCGAAGGCCAGACCAGCCGTCGCCGCCCCGCTTCCCAGCGCGGCCGGTTGTCGGGCGTGGCCTGAGCCTTCAGCCCCGACGGCCCCTCGACCATCACCTCGCGCACGTCGTGCAGCGCCGTCCCGACCAGGGCGAAGGTCATATCCGCGCCCCGCGCCAGTTCGTTCATCCAGAAGCCGCCGGCGAAGGTCTTGCCCGACCCGCGCCCGCCCAGCAGCACCCAGGTGCGCCAGTCCTCAGGCGGCGCGATCTGGTCGTCGTTCAGCCTCGGCGTCGCCTTCAC